TGTTGTTGTCAAGTATTCAAACAAAGGCATTGGCAGCGGGTCAAACATTTTTAAGTCTCACCACTATGAAATCAGTTGCAGCTACATACGCTTTAAGAGGTGCATTAATTGCAACTGGTATAGGTGCAATAGTTGTTTTAGTGGCTGCATTAGCAGGGGCGTTTGACGACCTTGCAGAAAGTACAGAAGAAGCAACAAAGAGACAAGGAGAGTACAACGATAGAGTAAAAGAAGCTAATAATGTTTCATTGAGTATATTAAAATCAAGTACAGATATTGAAAAATTAAGATTAAAACAAAAAGGTGCCACAAATGATGAATTGCTGCAAAAAGACATTGAATATTATAGAGAGCTTGTAAGATTAAAAACCCAAGAAAGAGATGCAGAAACAGATGAAATAAGGAGAAAAAAAGCTAACGCAGAATTAGTACAAGCCCAAGCAGAGGGGTTAAGGGTATCAATTGAAAGGGAACAATATTTAAAAAATGAAGCCGAGAAACAAGAGGAAGAAAGGCAAAAGAAAAAAGAAGACCGTGCCAATAAACAAAAAGCGGAAAACGAAAAAAGATTAGCAGAAGAAAAAAGATTGCTGGAAGAAAAACAACGTGCAGAATTAGAGCATGAAAAAAATGTTTTAGAAATTAAACAAGAAGCCCAACTTAAAATTCAACTTTCACAAATGCAAGAACGTGAAAAGGAATATTTACTATTATCAATCGAGCATGAAAAAAAGATGGCAATTGTTAAAGGCACTGAAGAAGCTGAACAACTTTTAAAAATGGAATTTGAAATTAGTAAACAAGCTATTTCAGACAAATACATTGAGGAATCAAGAATCAAATACGAAGAAAATGAAAAGAAAAAAACCGAGTTAGATAAAGAAGGTAAAGACAAAAGAATTCAAGCAGCACAAGAAGAAGCACAAGCTAAACAGCAAATAGCAAATGATACAGCGAGTATCTTAAATGGATTAGGAGAATTAGTATTAGGACAACAATTTAAAAATACTGCGGTTGGTAAAACAATAGCATTATCACAAATTGCCACAGATACAGCAACAGCGTTATCAAGTGCAGGAGTAGCAGCAGCAAAAGCCACAGCATTAACTGGTAATCCATTGAGTGGTATTGCTGTATATACTACAACGGCTGCACAAGTAATAGCCAATGCAATAAGAGCAAAATCAATATTAAGTGGTGGCGGTGCTGGTAGTTCTGGCGGTGGTTCGGGTAGTTCAGGAAACAATCAAGCACAAGGGCAACCGCAAAGATTAAGCACATTTATACCACAACAAGACCAACAAGGGGGCATAACTCGTGTTGTAGTATTAGAAAAGGATATCACAAGCACACAAGATAGGGTAGCAAGAATAAGAGATAATGCAACGATTGAATAATTATTCCACTTTTTAATCATCATACGTTAATAGGATAAATGAAACTACCTTTAATTGCATTAGACATAGAAGAAGACATTGAATCAGAAAGTGGTGTCTTTGCTTGTGGCTTGGTAGATATGCCAGCAATTGAACGTAATTGGATGGCATTTGATAAACAAGTTAAGTTTGTTATTCATAATGAGGAAAAAAGAATCTTAGCAGGGTTCTTAATGGTGGCTAATCAACCGATTTATAGGTTTGACAAAGAAACAAATCAGGAGTATTACGTTACATTTCCCCCTTCAACTATTGAAAAAATAGTAAAAAAGCTAAGCAAGTCTAAACAGAAAATAGCATTTAACATCAATCATAACGATAGTAGAATGGTAGATAATTGCTATTTAATGCAACACTTTATAATCAATACTGAATTAGGCATAAACACCCCTAAAGGATTTGATGAAGCACCTAATGGATCATGGTTTGGATTTGTTAAAGTAGATGATGATGAAACTTGGAACATGGTTAAAAGTGGAGAGATTAAAGGGTTTTCAGTCGAGGGATACTTTAACGAAAAGAAAATAATGGACGTTGAGAAAACGACTTTAGAAGATTTAAAAAATCAATTATTAGAAATGAAAAACGATAACAAAATTAAGGAATTCTTTGCAGCTGCCAAAGCCTTATTTAGTAATGAAGAACCAACACCAGTACCAGCACCAATAGACGAACCTAAAAAATTTGGTTCAGTTGGATTAAAGGACGGTAGTGGTTCAATCAGTTATGAAGGTGATACTATGATTGTTGGTAGTGCCGTAATGATGAACGACCAACCCCTAGCAGACGGTGAGTATATGTTAGAAAATGACATGACCATTATTGTTAGCGGTGGTATGATTGCAGAAATTAAAGAGCCTGAACAAGAAGAATCTTTGAACGCTGAAGAAGTGATGAACAAGATTGAAGAAGTTAGCAATAACTTAACATCTGAGTTCAACAAACAAATCGAAGCATTAAAAGAAAGTCACAAATTAGAACTTAACAAAGTTCAAGAAAAATTTAAAAAAGTGTTTGAGGGCATGAGTTTAATTGCAGGAATGCAAGAAGAAGAAAAGCCAAACACCGACCCACGTCAAAAAAGTGTTGCAAAAAAACAAACATTATTTAACGCAATAATGGATTTAAGAAACGAAGTAAAAAAATAAAAAAAAGAAATGAAACTAAATAAATTTAACTACGACACAACTGGTTTACCAGCAGTAGTAAACGACCAATCGTTGGAATTGTTAGCGAGAACATTTTACGGTTCAAAAACATTCAACAAGTTTTCAATTCAATCTGGTATTAAATCGACCGACGATTTACACTACATGGAAACAGAATTGTATTACCAAGCTGATACTGATTGCGGTTTCACAGCATCAGGAAAAACAACATTTGCAAAAAGAACTATCAGCGTTGGAAAAGTAAAAATACAACAATCTTTTTGCACTAAAAAATTAGAAGGTTTCTGGACTGAAAGAGCACTGAAAAAAGGTAGTAACTATGATTACATGGCTTTTGAATCTGATTGGTCAAGCTACTTAGTTGGTTTGATTACTGAAACAAAAGAGAAAGCATTATGGCAATCAAATTTAAGTACTGGAACTGGAAACTATGCATTTTATGACGGCTTTATTGCTATTATAGATGCTGCAAGTGCAGTTACAATTAACGGTAATCCAGATGGTATTACTTCAGGAACTGGTATCACTACATCAAATGTAATAGGAATCTTTGACAAAATGTGGACATTGTTGCCAGCAAACATTAAAGAGCAATCTGATGTTGAGTATATGGTAGGAATGGAAGTATTCGATACCATGATTACAGCTTTGAAAAATGCTAATTTATTCCATTATGATGGTGTAAATGGAACTCCTTATCAAACTGGTGTAATTTATTTGCCGGGTACTGGAATCAAAATTGAGAGATACATGGGATTAAATGGAACAAACCGTATTTTCTTAGGTAGAACTTCTAATTTTGTAATCGGTTGCGACATGGAAAATGAAGAAGAAGAATTTGAAATCAGAGAAGATTTAAAAGATAAAGTTATCATGTTAGACGTTCACTTCAAAGAAGGTACACAAGTCAAATTCCCTAACGAAATTGTTCAATTTAAATTAGTTTAATTATAGAATTATGGCGTGTGTATTATCAACTGGATTCTCATTAGACTGCCGTTCAAGTATCGGTGGTGTTAGTGAGGTATGGATTGGCGAACTAGAAAACATAAGCAGCGTAACCGTTGCGAGTGGTGTAGTTTCTGCCATGAGTATGACAGCCACAAAGAAGTTCTATAATTATAAGTTGAGGAAAAACACAAGTGAAGCGAAAGCGGATAATGGCGGAGATGTTGCAAATGGCGCAGGCTATATAATGCACTCCGTACAAATCCAATTAGATAAGTTTGATGTTGCCAAGCGTAATGAGATAAGAATATTAGCACAGAAACCAATTGTTATTATTGTAAAAGATAAAAATGGCTTGTTGAGTGTTTATGGCTTATACAACGGTTTGGACTTAACTACTGGAACTGGTGGCACTGGTAAAGAAGCAAATTCTTTAAATGGATTTAACTTAACATTTACTGGCGAAGAAAACGACTATCCTCAAGGGATTTCACAAAGTATTGTTGATTCATTGGTATAGATTATAGGTTGTATTAACGGGGAGTGTAAAAGCTCCCCTTAATTTAAAAAAACATGATTAGATTTATAACTGGAACAAATACAATTGCCTTGACTTTAAAGGAAAAAACAACCTTAGCAAGTCCGACATATTTATTTGAATTTATAAACAATCAAAGCAAAGAG